CGCGCGGGCGAGTCCCCCGCCCGCACGCTGTCCGATCTGCACGACAAGCCCGCAAAGGGCGGGCACGGCGGATACCTGGAGTTGCGCTGTGCGAACGGCGCGTACTACCTCGATTGGCTGGCCGCGCCGTCCGCCACCGGCGACCAGTCGGCAGAGGTCGGCGTGAACCTGTTGAGCCTCACCGGCAAGACCGACGGCACGAAGATCGTGACGGCGATTTACCCGGTTGGGGCGAAGTCCACAGAAAACGGCGTGACGTCCATCGTGGACATTAGCGGACTGCCTGACGGCTCGCTAGGCGGCGGCATCACGAAGCGCGGGGCGTATGTCGTGAACGACGCGCTTTACGAGCGTTACGGCTGGCTCGCGGATGTGCGGTCGTGGTCGGATGTGCACTATCCGTCCATCCTGCAAACCAAGGCGAAAGCGGAAGCACAAGCCCTCGCGTTCGCTGAATCGCTGGACGTGAACGCGGTCGATTTGGCCGACGCGGGCTACGACGTCGAGCACTTCGCACTGGGCCAGCCCGTCCAGGTGCGCGCCGACGGAGCAGCCGGAACGTCCATGGTCACGGCGATTACGTACGACCTGCTCAAAGCGTCTGGCTCGTCCATGCGCTTCGGCGCAGCCGTCAACACGAGCAGCGGCAGGAGCGCGGAGGCCGCGAGCAGCGCGAACGCCGCAGCGAACGCCGCTGCATGGGCGCAGGCCACGGCGACCTTCGGCAACCGGTTCTTCTACCGCGACGAGCAGGACGGCACCGACGGCGAGACGATTGGGCGCACCATCGCCACCGGCACCGCCGGCGACGAGTTCCCGGCGCTCATCCTCAACGACTCGACCGGAGGTGTGATACTCGAAGGCGACAACATGACGCTCGCAGCTCGCAGCAGCGGGCTGAACACGACCATCGGAATCGAGGCTCGCGTGCCGAACACCACTAACTCGGCAGCGATATGGCTCGGCGTCCAGAGCGGCAACCCGGACAACAGCGTCGTCAGGTTCGGAACCAACGGGCACTCAATCGCCATTCACGGCGACGGGCGCATCGAGGGCATTCCCGGCAGTACGCCGGCAACCACGTCCAGCCTCGGCGTCGTGCAAATCGGCTCCGGTCTCTCGATTACGAGCGCGGGCGTGCTCTCCGCAGACGCGCAGACGATTAGGCCGGCGACCAGCCAGACCATCGGAGGCGTGATTATCGGCTCCGGATTCTCGTGGACGAGTACCGGCAAGATTTCCGTCGCAGCGGGCAGCGGCCTCGCGTTCGGCTCAAACGGCGCGCTCGTGGTTGACGCCGGTTCCGGCTGGCAGACCGTGGGCGTGAATAAGACGCTCTTCCCGTCGGGATTCTCAACGACGCGCGACGTGACCGTGCTCAAAAACGACCTGCTGAAGTTGGTTTACATTAACGCGGTGTACGACACCGACGGCACCGCCGTGAACGTCCCGGCCAACTCCGTCATCTGCGTCATCAACGACGCGAGTTTGCGCAGCGGCCAGACGCTTAACGTCGGCTATGGCCTGCGGTACAGCTCCGCCGGCCTTGCAGACTGGACGGCGCGCGTGTATCCGTACTCGTCCACGTACGCGGGCATCAAGACGCCGACGTGGGCGTTCAGCGGCACATCCGTCAAATTCCAGGCGCTGCTTCCGTACGCCGCATTCGGCATCGCATAAGCCCGCACGGGCGGGCGCGACGTGCTCCTTCTTCACGTCGAAGCGACCGGCTCCCTAAGCGCGGCACACACGCCGAAAAGCCGGAGGGCGCGTTGGCGGGGGCGCGCCCAACTTCGTCCAGTCACTTCGAGCGAGCAATGGAGGTGTGAATATGAGACGATGCACGACTCCAACGATCACGGCCACGATCGACGCCGACCTCACCGGCCTCGACATCCGCATGGCGTTCCGTCAGTCGAGCTACGCGCCCATCGTCAAGACCGGCGATGACCTCGACGTGACGATTGAGGGCGGCACCACGACCGTCGTCGTCGCGCTCACGCAGGCGGACACGCAATCGCTGCGTGACGGCGTCCCGGTTGACGTTCAAGTGCGCGCCATCGGCGACGGGGGCGCGGTCGCCCTCGCGACGACCATCGCGTCGATTGACGTCGAGCGCATTCTCGAGGACGGTGTGATTGATGGCTGATATCACCGTGCAGCTTCACATCGAGGACGCTGGCGCCGTGGAGCTGTCCATCGCAGACAATGCCGTGGACATGCACCTCGCGCTGTCCGAACCGTATATCGACGGCGGGGCGCGCGAGTACGAGGGGGCGTATGAGGTCGAGCCTGCAGCATATGAGCAGGTTTTGCCTACCGCATACCTCAAGATGGCGCGCGACGTCGTCGTGAAGCCGATTCCATCCAACTGGGGCTTGATTTCGTGGGACGGCTCGTCCCTCATGGTTAGTTAGGAGGCCGAACAATGGCTCAGAACGTTAAAATCAACGGCGTGACCTACCAGAGCGTCCCGTCCGTCAAGATTCCGTTTGCAACCGGCAGCGGGAACGCGCTGTTCACGGACACGTCCGACGCGACGATTGAATCCGGCGACCAGATGCTCGCGGGCGTGACCGCGTACAATTCCGAGGGCTCGAAGCTCACCGGCACCATCGCGAGCAAGGCCGCGAGCGACGTCACCGCGAGCGGCGCGACCGTCACCGTCCCGGCGGGCTATTACGCCGAGGCGGTGGACAAGGCCGTCGCGAGCGGCTCCGCCACCGCGCCCGCGACGATTAGCGGCACGTCTGCGACGGTCACCACCGGCACCAACACGCTCACATTGACGAAGTCGGTCAGCGTCACGCCGGTCGTGTCGGCGGGCTACGTCGCGAGCGGCACCGCTGCGAATTCGTCCGTCTCGCTCACGGCGACCGTGACGACGAAGGCGGCGGCGACCATCACGCCGGGCACGTCCAACCAAACCATCGCGGCGGGCACGTACCTCACCGGCGCGCAGACGATTACCGGCGACGCCGACCTGAAGGCCGAGAACATCAAGAGCGGCGTGAACATCTTCGGCGTGGCGGGTAGCCTGACTAGCGCTGTGGTCAGTCAGGATGCCACGTCCAAGGTGCTGTCCATCAGCTAAGGAGGTGGACGATATGGCGCAAGACGTTACCGTCGCCGGTGCGTCGTACAGTGCCGTCCCGTCCGTGGACTTGCCAGCCACGGGCGGCGGCACCGCTTCGTTCTATGACGTATCAGCGACCACGGCGACTGCGGAGGATGTGGCGAGCGGGAAGACGTTTTACAGCGCATCCGGCGCACTCACGACCGGGACGGCGAGCGGCGGGGGTGACGGCGTGGGCGTCTTCTACGGCACGTGCGCAACGGCAGCGGCCACGGCTGCGAAAGCCGTCGTGTGCGAGGAGTTCACGAGCGACCACCTCGTCGAGGGCACGGTCATCAACGTCAAGTTCACAAACGCCCAGACATACAACGGAGCACCCACGCTCAACGTCCAGTCGACCGGCGCGAAGAACATCAAGCGCGTCGGCACCACGAACGCGGGGCGGTACGAGTGGCAGGCGGGCGAGGTCTTGCAGTTCGTCTACGACGGCACGTATTGGGTGCTCACGGACGGCGGCATCGCCACCACGACGTACTACGGCGTGACGAAGCTGTCCAGCGCAACCAACTCGACGAGCAACGCGCTCGCGGCCACGGCAAGCGCGGTCAAGGCCGCGTATGACCTCGCCAATGGCAAGCAGGACGCGCTGGTGAGCGGCACCAACATCAAGACCGTGAACGGCGAGAGCTTGCTCGGCTCAGGTGACTTGGCGGTTAGCGGTGGCTCCACCGTGGCCGTCACGCAGACGCTTACAAGCGGCACGGAGATCGCGTCTATCAGCGTTGACGGGACGGCTACGAAGCTGTACGCGCCCGAAGGCGGCTCGGTGTCCATGAACCGAAAGGAGAGAGGGGGGGGGGGGGGGGGGGGGGGGGGGGGGGCGCCGGGCGGAGCCACCCAACCGCCACTGCGCACCCGCGACAGAGGA